AGATCATTGCTGCGCCTCCGGAGGCTGTCGATATTCAGGATGCAGGCCCATGCGGGCGCGCTCGGATGCGTAGGCCCGCTCACAGTGGCGCATCGTCGGCCACGTGCCCGTGCGCAGACGTAGGTACGCGTCCTGCGGCGCGAACAGCACGTCCACCAGCACGCGGAACACCACCCACCGCATCGGATGCCCGCGACGCGACTGACGCCACGCGCGCGCGGAAAGCGTCTCATCGGCATACGTGCCGAGGTTGAACGCGAAGATCACGACGTTCGCCAACTGGTCGAGTGCGACGAACAGTTCGTGCCCGGTGTGCGCGATCCGCCGCCACACTTCGGCTGCCGTGCTCACAGCGTGCTCGCAGCGACGAACAGCGCGTCAATCTGCTCGGATGTCAGATTGAGCGCGGGGCCGAGTGCCAGCACCAGCGGGTTCGACCGCTGGAGTTCGTTGCTGTACTCCCATTCGATGCGCGCCGCCGATTTCGTCGGCTCGCTCATCGCGTCGATTGCCGCGTCCACAGACGACAGCAGGCCCGCGCCGAGTAGCGCAAGGCGTGCTTGACGCATGGTGACGGCGGCGGGCACCGGGTACTGCGGCGGCGGGGCCGTCACGAACGGCACCACGACCCACGCCAGCCCGCTCCAGTTGGCGCGCTCCTCGCCCGGCGTCGTCGTCGTGCTGGTGATGGGCGGCGGCTCACCGGTGGAGCGCGGCGACCCGTCGGGCACCTCGCCGTCGTACCAGCCCATGTCGTCGAATCGGTAGGCCATCTGCGTCACTCCGCGAAAAGCCCGACCGGAGAGGGCGAGCGCAACCTGTAGATGGAAGCGAAGGTCACGTACGCCGGGGCCAGATACAGCGACGGCGACCACCCTCCTGTGCCCGACCCGGTTGGAATTTCAGCGTCCCGGTGAACCCATGTTGCAAGGTCGGTCGAGGTGTAGACGCCGCTGCTGGCCAGCACCGCGATCCAGACGTTGTTGATGCGCCCCAGGCTCGACGGCAGCGCCGGCAATGAGCCGGCCAGCGTCCACGTGATCCCGTCGGTGCTCGAGTACAGGAGCCCGCCGAACGCCAGCACGAACGTCGAGCCGGCGACGAACAGCTTCGACGACGAGGCCGCGACGCCGGCAGGGCCGGTGCGTGCGGTCCACGTGATGCCATCCGTCGACGTGGCGAAGTTGTTCGAGGACCCGCCGATGGCGAGGAACACCGAGCCGTTGTGCTTCACCGTCGTCCACCCCTGCGACGTCGGCATCGTGCGCGCGGTCCACGTGATGCCGTCCGTCGACGACCCCGCGACGGTGGTTCCGGCGACGCCGACAAACACCGAGCCGCCAAATGCGATGTCGTTGTAGGCCGCGCCAAGGGTTCGCGCCGTCCAGGTCACGCCGTCGGGCGACGACGCGGCGGTGGTGCTGCCGGACACCGAGCACAGGTGCAGGCCTGCTCCGTATGCGTACTTGCTGTAGGCGCCGCTGGCTGGAAACGTTCGGGACGTCCACGTGGAGCCATCAGGAGACGTCCACGCGGCGGTGCCCGTCAATGGCGCGGCGACGAACAGCGAGCCACCGTAGTTGATCTGCGGGTAGTTCCCGGCACCGCCCGGTCCGGCCGCTATCTCCATCAGCTGCTGGCCGCCAGCGACGGGCGTGCGGCCGACGGTCTCGGCGTTGACGATCGGCAGCCGGCGCAGGCCGCTCGGGAAGTCGAGATAGAACAGCGTGCCGTCGCACGTCAGTAGCGCTTGCTCGCCCGGATAGAGCGTCTGCGTCAACGCGCCGTTGATCGTCTGCGTGCTCGACGGGTCGATCGTGATCACGCCCGTACCGTCATTCACGACCCAGCACCACCAGCCCGAGGCGAGCGTGCCCGCAGACGTCAGCGCGAGCGTCCACGTATTGGTGCACCGGAGGACGGTGCCCTTGTCGCCGGCCACCGCTGTGTAAGCGCCGCTCTTGGCCGAGGTCAGCAGATTGGTGATCGACCCGGCGGCGCCCTGCGGGCCGCTCACGCCGATCGACCAGTCGGTGTACGTGCCGCTGCCGTTGATCGCCGAAACCGAGATCGCGAGCGACGTGCCGCTGTAGCTGGTGACCTGGCCGAGCATCCATGTCGTCGGCGCCGAGGTGCGCACGACGAGCACCCACATGCCGACCGCGTACTGCTTGCTCGCCTGAGTCGTGAACGTGCGCGCGCCAGTTCCGACGAGCGTCGAGGTCGTCGAGGTCGCGAGCAGTGATGCGCCTTGCGAGGCGGCCGTCACCGCGTCTGCCGCAACCTGCACCGCGACTGCGGCGATGTCAGCGGCGACATTCGGGAACTCGGTCATATAGCCGAGCCCGGCGAACATCGCCTCGGTGTACGTGTGCCCGTTCAACGTGAATGGGAAGCTCACGGCTGAAGCTCCTTGATCTTGAATGCCTTCTTGCGCGTGTCGTGATACGGGTACTCGATGGGCGAGAGTTCCTGAAGCCGGCCGAGGAAGCCCTGTCGCTGCTGCGCGTCGGTGTCGTCCGTGTCAGGGATGTAGAACACCTCGCCAGAGATGCCGAGAAGCCGCTGCATCTCGTAAAAGCGTTTGAATTCTTCGGCCGACAGCCAGTCGAAAGAGAACGTAGCGACACGATGCGGGCGGCGGTTCTGGAAGAACTCCGCGCCGCCCGGCGTGGTCTGCACCTCGGTGCGATCGACCCAGCCCTCGGACATTCCATACGACATGTTGTACGCCGGCTGGATGCCGCCACCGAGGAACACGCGGCCGATCTGAACGAAGCCATCCGCGTTCGTCGTGTCGTCGATCTCGATCTGCACATGCGTGCCGTCCATCCACCCTGACGACACGACGTGCACGATCGCGCGGTCATGGCCGACGAACTCATCGCCGTCGATGTGCCGCCACAGTCCAGCCGTGCCCCACGGCATCAGCCCGAGATCGAACGCCATCTGCCAGCAGTCGACCCACCCGGAGTCGTACACCTCCGCGCCGCCGGATGTCGTGCCCACTTTCACGCGCCACTGCGCGGCCTCGCTCAAATTGTGATTCACGAGCGCGAAGCATCGAAACGAGCGCGTCGCAGCGAACGCAAAGCGCGCCACTGTCGATGTCGTGAGCGCATCGGCCGAGCGCGCGACGAGCGACAACTGCCGGTCTTGCAGGTTCGCGAGCGTGCTGCCCCACGATCCAGCAGATAGCGTCGCCTCGTCCACGCGATTCGGGTAGCTGATCAGGCAGTTCGCCACGTCATCCCCAGAGCGAGTAAGTCACGGTCCGCGCGCCCCACTGCGCGTCGATCCCGACGACCAGGAATTTCTTTCCCGCGTGCATGCCGAAGCGCGGGTACACCAGCTCGACGCAATCTGCGAGGTCGATCGTCGAGAGCATCTCGGCCGACATCGGCACGCGCACGCGCAGGAAGTCGCGGTCCAGCTTGTGCAACGCGAGGAAGAGCCCAGCGCCGGCGAATGTGTAGCGCGGCGACTCGATCGACATGTCGCCCGCGAGCGCGTGCACAGTCTGGATCGCGGCGTCGCTGGACGCCGCCGAGTAGTACCACTCGCGTCGCATGTAGCCCGGCGCCGCGCCCGCCAGCGTGCGGCCGAACATCCAGTTGCGCCAGCCCTTCGTCTGCACGCGCCACACCGGCACGTCCAGTCCCGGCGGCGCCGTGCGCTCAATCTCCAGAATCTGCGACGCGCGCAACGTCGCAACCGGCGATCCGCCCGACGGGTCATCGACGATCCCTTCGACGAACGTTCCAAGAGCGTCGAACCCGAACCACGCCGGTTCGCTCTTGCATGCGCGCGCCATCACCTGCAGATAGGTGTCACTGCTGTCGATCGGCAGGTAGTCGACGACATTGATGATCGTGCTGGACCCCACCGACACGCCGGCATCGGCCGCGAGTTGCACCAGCCATGCCGCCGTGCCGGCAGTGATCCGCACATCCGACGGTGCGCACGACACGTAGTATGCCGGCACGGACCCGAGCCTCACATAGCACGGCCCACCGCCGTAGAAGCGCGCGCCACCCGCCGCCGGCGCGGTCGCGATCATGTCGGCGGTGCTGGCATACACGGCGCCCATCGTGAGCCCGACGCCACCGTCGTGCGCCGTTGCCGCGCCCGGCACCGCGCTGATGCCGTCGCACACGTGATAGATCTGGCGCGCAGCATCGACCAGCGTGCAGGGCAGCGGCAGGTTGTCACCGAACGCCCGCGGCGCCCGCTTGCCCGCGAGCGTGCTGTCGCCCTCCAGTCCACCAGTGCCGAGGAACGTCCTCGTGAGCACCGGCTTATTCAGCCTGTCCATGTCGTCGCGAATCACGACGGTCGCGACCGACAAACCGAGCTTCACCGACCGGATCGAACCTGCGCCGACCTGCACGAAGTCGGCCGGGAAGTCGCCATCCTCCTCGCCCGCCCACAGCGCAAACGACTGGCCGTCCCAGCCGTACTGTGTGCCCTCGTGCGCCACGTCGCCGAGCCACTGTCCGTCGGCATTCGCGAGCGTGAATTCACCCCAGCCAGAGCGCACTGCGCCGAACAGGCCGTCGCCCGCGAACATCTCGCGGCGGAAGAATCCAGACGACATCATGCGCGGCGACACGTGCACACCGGCAGGCGTGTCGCTCGGGCGCGTGACCCAGCCGCGACCGTCGGTGAAGTACCACGACTGCGTGGTGCCGCTGCTGTCGATCACGGCGGTGATGCGCAGGACGAGGATCATCAGGACACCGCGGCGGGGGCGGATGCAGCGGCATTCACAGCACCAGCGGTCGCGCCGGTGTTTCCGGCGGTCTGCTTGCTCAATTCGATCAGCTGCGACTGTGCGTTCGCGTTCTGGATGATCTGCGCTTCCTGCTCGGTGCGGATGCCGTCGAGTTGCGCAAGCATCTCGAGCAACGCCGTGCGCATGTTGCGCACTTCGCTCAGAAGGTAGGTTTGCGCAGCACCCGCAGCGGTGTCGATCGCTTTGAGCGCATCGATTTCGGCCGCCGACGTGTCGATCGTCGCGGTCCGCAACTCGATCTGCGCATCGTCTATCGACTTCAGGTGGTCAACCTGCTTCACAGCTTCATCGATCTGCTGCTGAAGCAACGTCGCCTGATCGACGGGCTTCGCACCAGACAGGCCCAGCGCATCCAGTGTGCCGGTGACCTCATTGAATGCCGACACGTAGGGGCCGCTGGATGCGTAGAACTTGCGCACCTCCTGCAGATAGTCGGTCGCGCTCGCGGTCAACGCGCGCTGCGAGTCAACATCACCCGCCTGAGCGCCGGCCACATTGGCGCGGAACGCCTGTGCGGCCTGCGCGATGCGATCGGTTGGCGACAGGATCGACAGGTCGCCGATGCGCAGGTCGCTCACATAGTCGCGGATCTCGCGCGAAAAGTCGGCCATGCGTTCGAGCGCGTCGAGTTGGTCCTCCCACGCCTGACGCTGCGCGGTCAGCACGGCAATCTGATCCTGCCGCGCCTCTTTGCCCAGCCGCTGCGCTTCGACGGCCGCCTTGTACTCGGCATCGAACCCGGCTTGCTGCATGCCAACCGAGCCAGCAGCCTCGGCGCGAATCGCGCGGATGATGAGGTCGCTGTAGGTGGCGATCACCGCACCCGGGTCGGCCGAGCCTTGCAGCGTAGACCACACGCCGGCTGCGCGCTCACGCAGTGCTGCGGCTTGCTGTTGCGGGTTCATCGCGGTCAACCCGGTCTCGAAGATCTGCTGATCGAGCGAGCGACGCGCGCCACCATAGCTGTCGGCCATGCCCTGATACCGACCCATGCCGGAGATGAGCATGTCAACTCCGGTCTGCGCCCCGCCAATGCCGAGCGCGGCGCGGATCTTGTCGATCTCGGCCTTGCCGCGACGCCAAGCGTCCACCAGTGTTTCGGACGCCGGCTGAATCTCGCGCATCGCCGCTTCGAGGTCGCCGAACGTGGTCGCCATGCTGTCAATCTCGGTCTGCAGGTCGCGCGTGGCCTCGACGGCGGTATCGCTGACTTGGCCAAGTTCGACGGCTCCATCAATCCACTGCGACAGCGGCCCGGCCAGTTGGTTGAGCGCCACGTATGCGGCAAGCCCGCTTTCGGTGGTCATGTCGATGCCCAGGACCAGGCCCTTGAATGCCTCGCGGATCTGCTCGCTGTTGCGCCCTTCCGTGAGCGCCTGCAACGGCATGCCGACCACGCGCAGGAACTCCGCGCCGACGCGCTCGCCGAGCATGGTGTGCCGCTCGGCCTCAGTCAGGAACTCCGACATGAACGTGTTCTGCGCACTCAGCAACGCATCAAGCCCGCCGGCCATGTTGATGAGGCTTTCGCGCGCCGTTGCTGACAGATTGGCAATCGCTCCCATCGAACCCGGCAAGCCCTTGGCGGCTTCGCCCAGCGCGTACAGCGTTTCGGCCAGTGCCAGGATGTTGGTGACCGCCTCGGGTGCTGCCGTCGCCGGGTCAAGTCGGCCGAACACCTGCGCGAAACCGTTTTCGAGATTCGACGCCTGAAGCGCGGCCAGCAACACGCGCTGCGCCTCGATGGCAAGCTCGGCCTCGAACTTGTCCTGATCGCGCCCAACGTCGCGGCCTGCGCTGTTGTCTAGGATCACGCGACCATCCGCGCCGACGACACGCGATGCGATGCGGCTGCCGGCCGTTCCGATCGGGTCTTGGTCGAAGCCCAGCGAGATGGTCGATCCCGCGACCGATCCGCCATAGCGGCCAGTGAGCGCGCCCACCTGATCCAGCAGGCCGGAGCCCAGCCCGCCGAGAAGCGCATCGGCGGTGTTTGGCGTGAACAGTCGTTCGTCGCCGGTGGAGAACGATCCGCCGTTTTTCGGCCCGCCGCCTTTCTTCGACAGCAGTTGGTACACGAGCACGGCAGCGGCAAGGTACGGCGCGACCGCGCCAAGCGCCTGACCGATGCCCTGCTGGACCATCGCGCCACCAAGCCCGCCAGAGAACGCCGAGCCGAGCCCGCCGCCCATCTCGATCAGAGCCATCCCGTTGGAGATGCCGGAAACCGAGCCGAGCGAGCCCATGAAGCTGGAGCCGATCGTGCCAAGCGCGCTCATGCCGGTCGAACCAACGGCGGACGACAGCATGCTGCCGCCGGCAGACATCGCGCCGTTCACGCCGCCTTGAATCACCGGGCGCAGAACCATGTTGTTGAAGATTCCGCGCACGGCCACGCCCAGCGACTCGAACGCGCCAAGCCCACTTTCAGCGGCGCGGAACAGGCTGTCAGTCAGCCCACGCTGCACATCGGGGCCAAGCTGCATCAGGCTCTGCGATGCGCTCGAAATGGTGCCGTCGATCTCGCCGCGCAATTCGCGTTGCCGGCCGAGAAGCGCATCGAATGCGTTCTCGAAGTCTGCGATGGCGCGATCGCCTTGCGCCTGAGTGAGCGTGCCGGCGGCTACCTTGGCGCGTGTCTGTTCGAGGAATACCGCGCGCTGCCGCGCTTCATTGGTCACGCCAAGCCAACGTGCTTCTTCCTTCAGCCCTGCGATCACGCGCGTGGCGTCCGACCACGCATCGGCCTGCGCATTGTGGCGGCGCTCCATGGCGTCGATCTCGGCGACCATGGCAGCGGTCAGCAGCTTGTGCGCTTCTTCCTGCTCGCGCAGCAAGTCGCGCGCACCCGGCTGACGCGCGATGAGCGCCTGAACGGCACGCACGTACTGCTCATGGGTGAGCGCACCGGACTTCAGCGCAGCCTGGTAGCGCACCAAAGTCTCGATGTAGTCGGCAGTGACGCCAGCAGCTTCGGCAATTGCGCGGCGCTGCTCTTCCATCTCGCGCGCGAGGTCCGCGGCTGCGCGCCGGCCATCTGACCCGCCGCCGCCAGACTTGCGCTCGGTGAAGCGGTCATTGATGTTGGCGAGACCCTGTTGATACGCAGCGTAGGCGCGCACGTACTCCGCCGAGCCGGCGGCAAAGTCTTTCGTGACCTTCAGGAATTCATCGGTCAGTTTGCGCTGTGATGCGACTTTCTGATCGAGCTTGGAGAGGTTGCCTTTGTCGTTGGCGAAGGCTTCGATTGCGCCGGACGCTTTTGTGAACGACAGGGAAACAGAATCCGACCACTTGGACACGGACTCCTCGTGATCCTTGAACCATGCGTCGTACCGTTGGCTCTCCAGACTCCGAATCTGCCGGTCTTGATATGAGCCAATCGCCTGCCCAAGAAGACCCATTCCGGATGCGCGCTCTTTGACGCCCATCGCAGCCGCTATCTTGGCGTCGATTTCCTCAAGCGGAGTTTTCGGGAGCGTCTGGAGCGATTCCGATATTGCGTCGATCGCCTGCGAAATCTCCATGAGATTTCTTGCCAGCCATGTGGACGCCCCCGACGCCTTGTCCATCGTGCCCACGAAGTTGAGCATCGAATTGCCCAACACCGTCATGGACTGCGAGACCGTCGCCTCGGTCTTGGCGAACTCGCGGTCGATCGCGCCGGCCGACTTCTCGAACGCCTGGATCACGCGCTCGGCGGTCAACTCGCCCGCTTCGCCCATCGCGCGAAGTTGTCCGATGCCAACACCAAGCCCATCAGACAGCGCACGCGCCACGCGAGGCGTCTGCTCCAGGATCGAATTCAGTTCTTCGCCGCGCAGCGCGCCGGCCGAAAGTCCTTGCGAGAGTTGCACCATCGCGGCCTGCGCGGACTGCGCCGATCCGCCGCTCATGGTGATGGCTTTCGACAGCGTTTCGGTCACACGAAGCAACCGATCCTGCCCGATGCCAAGCTCGCTTGTGGAGCGCGCCATCTGCGCATATGTGCCGGCAAGCGCCGTCACCTCTACGCGCGAACGCTGTGCGATCGACAGCAGCCGATCATAGGCGTCCTGAGCCTCACGCGCGGAGCCCGACGCGAGGTTCAGTTGCTGGCGCATGTTCGACGCCGCATCGGCCATGGTGACCATTGCACCGGCAGCATTCACCGCCGAGCGCGCAACCTCGATCAGGCCCGCGCCCACAGCGCCACCCATGAAGGCAGCCAGCACGCCACCCGACCCGCCCATGCTGGTGAGCACGTTGCGCACAGTGGTGAACGCCCCGCCCATCTGCCGGCTTGCGGTCTCAGCCGAGCGCCCGGCCGACTCCATCGCGCGCGAGGCGGTCGCGCCAACGCGATCGGCAGCATCTGCCGTGCGTGCGGCAGCGGCTGCCGTGGCGTCGAGTGCCTGCTGCCCCTTCACGAGGCCGGCGGTCTCGAAGCCTACGCCGATGGTCTGGATGTCAACGCTCACTGTTTCTTCGCCTTGTCTCGGTCGAGGTCGTCAAGCTGTTGCAGCACTTCAAGCTCCCAATGTTCGAAGCGCATGCGGCGGTTGGTGCAATACGCGCGGATCTCCGTCTCTGGAATGGGTGAAACACCGATGCCGACCGGGCGCGATCGACGCAGCGCCGTGTAGTGACGCCACAGCGAATGCAGATCGGCAGGGAACTCGGTCTGGTTGTCCAGTCCGGGCGGTGTGCGCCCGGTCATGCGCTCGACCGTCTGCAAGGTCTCGCGCAAGGTGCATCCGTCCTCGCCTACGCGGGCGAGGTCGAATTCATGCGCAGCCCACGCGATCAGTTGCTCGGCTGCGCTGTCGAAAAATTTCCGATGTCGGCGCTCGCATCGATGATCTGGTCGATCCAGTGAGGATTGCGCCGCAGGGCCTGCCGCAACACATCGCGATCGAAGGTCTGCTTCACGTTGCGCCAGCCGGTCACGCGCACGGCGGCCGATTCGATGTTCTGCGTGTGCAGGTCGTCCATGGACTTCGGCTCTGGCGTCTTGCCCTTGCGCTGCGCGATTGCCGCTTCGCGGGTCTGGCGATCGATCACACCATTGACGAACTTGCGCACGGCATCCGCGTTGCGGCCCAGCACGGTGACGAACACGCCGGTGCCGGTCACGCCATCGGGCGCGGTCAACTCGATTTCGAATCCGCGCTCGGCATCGGCAACGCTGTCGAAGCCGAGAATGTCGATTTCATTCATGCAATTTGCTCCTCAGAAATGAAGACGGCCGCTTCTTCGGCGGCCGTTCTGGTTGATGCAGCGTGCGATTACGCGGCCGAGTCCTGCACCTGGATCGTGGTCGCATGGTTGGCCAGTGCTGCGCCGCCCGCACTGTTGAAAAACGCCGTGAAGCTGTAGGTGCGCTTCAGGCCCGTTTCGCCGTCATCGGGCGTGCTGGACGAGAGCTTGACCGCCGACATGGTGAGGGTCACGAAGTCGGCATTTGCCTCGCTGCCCGCAGCCAGAGCAGACAGAATCGAGGTCTGCGTTTCGTCGCGAAACAGGTCGGGGATCGTGCCGCCCTCGAAGTAGGCGGTGAAGGTGCCGGACACGGCAACCTTGCCGCGAAACACGTCCGGACGGATGTTGCTGCCGACCACCGCATCCGCCGCATTGCCGCGACCGTCGATGTTGATCGACAGGTCGGTGATGACGGCCTGCGAGGTGCCGTTGACCAGCAGCGCGCCGCTTGCCGCCACCAGTGCGCCGGTGGTGGTCTCGGCGGTGGGCGACGTGAAGTAGACAGACGTGTCATCGGTCTGGTCCAGCCCGAGCGCGGTCAGGCTGATTTTTGCGTTCCCGCTGCCGGGCAACGACAGTGCGGCGGTGTTGAAACGCACATCCATGTTGCGCTCGCTGACGGCCGCATCCGAATACCACTCCTCGATGGTGTAGTAGATGTTCGTGTGGCCGGTCTCGGGAACATAGGTGACCTTGCCTGGCACCGCGACAGTGGCAGAGGCGATCGGCCCCTCGGCGGTCATCGTCGATCCATTCAGCACGATGACGGTCAGAACCGTTGCCGTGACGTTGGTCACAAGGAAATTCTTGTTCAGGTTGTTCGAGTTGAACGAACCAGCCGTCAGGCGAACCACCATGCCGATCTTGATCCCGCCAGTCAGGAAGTCGCCCGATGCTCGGGTGATGGTGTACGGGCCGCTGCCGGCGATGGTGATCGACAGGCCAGTGATCGAGGTCACGGACGCGAAGTCACGACGCAGGATGGCCGACACGATGTCCGAATAGGTGCCCGGTGAGAAGATACCCGTCACGCTGCCATTCACGAGCTTCGCGCCATGGCGAACGCTGGTGATCTGCGCCTTCTTGGTGATCTCGGACTCTGTGGTGTACGCCTCCTTCTGCAGGTCGAAGGTGGAAGTCTCGCGTCGCAGCACCTGACCTGCGGACGCGCCCGCGAGCGTGCCTTTTGCCGACTGACGCTTGAACCGCGTCTCCTTGGAAACGCCTTGCGCGATTGCCATAGCTGAACCTCAACGAAGAAAGCCGCGCAGGGCGGCAAGAAACGACGAACAACGGGACCGACTCAGGTTGCGATGCAGGCCTGGTATCGGATCGAGATGGGCACCACGTACCAACCATCGGCGCTGTAGGCGGCGGCCTTGGCTGGCGTGTGCGTGATGACGGTTGCGAGCCCGCCATGCAAGACAGTAGTGCCGCGCTTGAACTGCGCCCGCACGGCCTCCGCGCGGGTCTGCGCCGCGTCGCTGCCAGTTCCTGCGGGGTAGTAGAGCGTCACCTGAAAGATGCCAATTTCCATCCACTCACGCGGCCCGAGCATTGTGTTATCGGGCGACGCCGGCAGCATGTTGACCCGCTGCCATGCGGTTCCGACCGTAGGCGTGAAATGCACGTTCTCCCACGCGGTCGGGATCGCCGGCGACATGGCGGCAAGCCGCTGCTCCAGCGCACGGCGCACGTTCTGATCGCTCATCGCGCACCCTTGGCTGCACGCACCGCGCGCTCGAATCGCTGCGCGAACTCCACTACGGTCACACGCACCATGCCTGCGGGAGCCTGCCGCGACCAACCGTCGTATTCAAGCCGGTATGCGTATGGCAGGCTGTTGGTGATGAAGATCGTCTGCCCGGGCTTCCATGCTGCGACCTGCGCAGTGAGCGATGCACGCGAAGATGCGCCGCTGGCATCCGCACGCGCATTCGCCGACGCGTCGATCGAATCAAGTGCGGTCATCCAGTTGTTCTTGAATCGGCCGGTGTCAACGGGGGACTTTTCCGCGACCGAACCGCCGATGCCAAGCGCAGTGCCGCGCACGACCATCTCGGCGCGGTCGCCAACGCGCTTGAGGAGCGCGGAGAAATTGCGCTTGAAATCTGCGTTGCTCACGACACCCCCCGCACCTGTGCCTCGAACATCACCGCAGTGCCTGCCGGATTGATCTCGCGGCCAGTCACGACAACGAGGGCGACGCCGCCAATCTCGATCCGGTCGCCGGCGCGCGGCATCACCATGCCGGCCGGGGAAAGCAACACGCGGCGGTCACCCGCGCGCACGTTTGTTCCGTCCATCTCGCGCGCGCTGTAATCGAACACGGCGCCAGTGCCTGAGTAGGTCGCGGCAATGGCAGCGGTCGCCACGCCCGTGGCTGGGTCGTAGGTGGCATCGGACGCCGACGGACGCGATAGCACGACCGCGCGACCATACTTGGTCAGCAGGCGGTCTGCGGTAACCGCGAGGCCGGAATAGAAGGTCACGCCCGCACCATCCGAACCGAGCCGGCGGCAGATGCGCGCACCAGGCCAGAGACCAGCGACAGCGCGAACGCGTAGCGGCCAGCGCCCTGCGACACGTCATGCCCATCGGCGTAGTCCACGCTGATCGGCCCGACGGTCTCGCTCACGGCAGAGCGGCTGCGCTCAGTGGTCACCTCGCCGGCCTGCGCGATCTCGATTGCCGCATTGCGCACCGCCACCGGCACCGCATCGACTGCGAGCGGGCGGCCGTCGCGGTCCAGCGCATTGGCACGCGGCCAGCCGAGCGCCTGCGCACTGGTGGCGATATCGCCCGCCCAGCGCACGGCAGCATCCAGGTAGCAGGTCGCCATCACCAGCCGGCCGGCCTTTGTCTCCAGGTCCAGCGCATCCCATGCGGCAGCACGTGCGCGCGTTCGAAGGTAGGCATCGGCCTGCGCAACGGTGGCATAGCTGTTCGCATTGGACAGCCCGGATCCAGTCTCCACCACGAGCGCCGACGACGCGTCCGCGATGCGCAGCAGTCCATCAAGTTCGTAGGTCTCGCCGTTGTCGGCAGCGACCACGCACAGCAGGATGTAATCCTCGGCCAGTGTGCCGCCGGACAACAGCACGTTGACCGACTGTCCATCGATCGCATCGCCCGAAGCGACGACTGCGCTCGAGCCAGACACCAGCCCGGCGGCGGTGGCGGTCAGCGTCGTAATGGACGACAGCGCGACGCCCGCATCGCTGATGCGATCGGCGAAGTCGAACGTGTACGCGAGCGCCTCGCCCGGCTGCTTGGTGAAGACGGTAGTCATGATTCCTCAGTGGATGCGACGACGCGCAGCAGGCGCGACGATCTCGCGCATGGTTGCGGCAGCGGTCATCGAATCGGACGCGCTCACCGACTCGACCAGTTCGGCCGCGTAGGTCGCAGCGCCGATGCGCGGATCGAGAGCCACTTGTTTGCTGTGCTCATGCTCCACAGTGTGAGCAGGGCCACATCCGATGTTCAGCGCTGCGGCAGAATTTCTTCCCGTCTTTGAAACGGAAACGGCCGCCATATGGCGGCCGTTGTGCGACGCTACTGCGCCTGAGTCGCGCTTACGTAGCGCTATCCTGCGTCGAAAGATCGCCCGGGCTATAGGGCCTGTCAGTAGCTGTACGGGAGTCCGTACACGCGCGCAGACGCCTCGCCGAACGGAAGCACGTCGACACCTCCGATTCGGGCGCGGCCCGCGATGTATTCGAGCGCGGTATTGAGCACGCCGTTCCTAATCTCCAGGCTCGCCGGAGTCGCGCTGTCGATCACCGACCTATGCAGCGTGATGACGCCCCACTCGCCGCGCGCCTCGGCTTGATCGCACACCCATTGAATGTCCGCCGCCGTGGTCGTGTCCGTGACCTGCAGCGCACCTTGCACGAAGTAAGGGTCAGACGGCCGGGCGATCGACTGCATTCGCTTGTACACCCCGACCGATTTTCTGATCGCAAGAATTCCGGCGGCGCGATATGCCGCTACCACCTCTGCCTGCCTCGCGGCCGGTGTGGACTGTGCCCACGGGTACGTGCCTCCGTGGACGGCGAAGCGCGCACCGCGCGTCCACCCTGCCGCCGCGATGTAGTCGCGGCACGCAACTATGTCTGCCTGGATGGCGGCCTGATCCGCCCATTTCCCGGCATTGGCATAATCGCCGCCGTTGCTACCGTCGCCAGAATGCACGATGACTTCGTGCCCATCGGAATACGCCGCGGCGAGGTGTGCGGCCGACATTCGATTCGCAGATCCTACCAGGCTTGACTGAATCGCGAACGACCCGCGCATGCCCAGCCCGTCGAGCATCGGGCGGATGTAGCTGTGCTGCGATGAGTACTGCCCGTCCGCGCAGATCGACACGATCCCGCGCTTGCGCGCATTCATGGTGATCGGGCCGATCCAGATGTTCACGTCGTCCGCGCCGGCCGGCGCGACGATCACAACGCGCGCACGCGGGCACGTCTCTCCGTCGATGTCGCTAGATGCCGTCCAACCGCCGCCGAACGCCCACCCTTCTGCTGTTCCTCCGGCCGCCACGGACACCACATGCCATTCGCCAGGCGTCATCTGGCTCGTATCGAGATTGGCGCGTATCTGCTTGCCAAGCGTCGAGTCATACCACCACAGCGCGATCTGGTTTGTTGACCCGAGGAATCCGACGTTGCTCGAAAATTTGACCGGAATCTGCAGCGTTCGCAGCTTCGACATGGTGATCGACGGCGAGATGGCGATGTTCGACTGGAACGTCGTAGACGCTTTCAAGGTAATTTTCTGAGTCGGCCGGCCTTGATACGTAACGCTCGTATCGAGTGTCACCGATTCGGGCGATCCGTTCGCCGAGACAAGGGTCAGCGCACCGCTCGTTGCCCAGTCGATCAGCTGCGTGCCGGGACCGTCGTGCTGACCGCTAATTGCTCGCCGATATCCATCCGGGCCCACCAGCGCCGAGCCGGTGGCGTCGGAGAAGCGGGCGACCATTGCATCCGGGGACGCTCGAAGAGCGCTATCCAACTCCAGCGAGATCAGTCCGGAAATGCACGTCACCCGGTACTGCAAATCCTCTGTGTACGGACCGTATCTGACAGACGCCGATACTGCGTCCTTGTCGATCAGCGTGCTTCCGATAAATCGCTCCACGAGCGCGGACCCGGACGACACAGTGACTTGCAGTTGCTGTCCTGCGCGCAGCGTGTTTGTCGCTCGCTCACCTTGTGCAATGGTGGTCATGATCTATTCTTGCTCCTGCGCCTTGCCGACCGGCACCACCTGGGCGCCTGCGCGCCCTTGGGAATCGGCATTGAAATCACCTCACTGCGGATCGGCGTCGGGCTTCGACTTGCCGACCTTGGCTTTGACCGGCGATTGCTGCGCGCGGTCGTCATACAGCTCGTGCACGCGCGGATCGAACGCATCGGCGTTGATCCACTTCCAGCCACGCCCGCCTTCGCGCTTGACGCGCACGACGGCCACGCGGTTCACGCCTTCATCGAACATCATGTCGTGCGCCCTCAGTAGAGCGGGCCGAGGTTTCCCCCGGCCCGGCTCATCAGCCCATCAGGGTGGCGATGTGCGCCGACTTGATCGCCGACACGCCCCAGGCAAGACACACCTCGAACTTGACCTGCCGGTACTGGCGATACACGCGCACCTCGAAGGTCAGGCCCGTGACCGGATCGGTCAGCATCATCGCGTCGTCCGCCGAGTCGCCACCGGTCGGCACGGCCGGCGCGCGGGTCACCAGCACGATGGCCGAACGGCTGAACGCGAGGTTCGGCGTGTAGCTGTTGCCGATGGTCATCTCCACCGCATCCGCCAGCGTCGCGCGCAGGCCGGGCGCGTTGAGCACGATGTCGGCTTCGATCTCGGTCGTGCCGGTCTTGACGATGTAGTTGTTCGTGTCGCCAGCGAAGGTGACCACGTCGCCCGCCTTGATGCCGGTCGAGTTCACCGTGCCGCCATCCAGATGGATGGTCTTCGCACCGACGGCGTAGCCGGCGATCAGGTCCACGTCGTAGCCAACGCCCGCGCCCTTGACGTGCTGCGAGATGCCGCCCGAGTAGCGCATCGCCATGTTCTGCAGACGCTCCGTCATGCCATCGCGCAGCATGTCGGACGAACCGGCCTCATTGACCTTGAACAACACCGACTGCTTGCCGCGCAGGTTGGCCATGGCGGCCGAACCGACGACAAGCTGACGGTCCGAATTCGGGCAGCCGTTGTCGTCCAGGATCTGCGCCACGCCGGCCAGGCCGGACAGGTCGCCAGCAGTGCCGAACGGCGCGGTGCCGGCCGAGCCATACGCACGCGAGGCAGCCTTGTAGCCGGCCATGAACGTATCGATCTCGACCTGATTCACCAGCTTGCGCATGGCATCGACGAACTGATCGGCCAGGATGCGGTTGTAGGTGCCGGTGGTGCCGACGGCGCGCTCCTCTTCGCCATTCCAGCGAATGGGCGATGCGTAGGCGCTCGTGATCGCCACATCGGCGTAGTCGACCGTCGTGTCGCCAGAGTTGGCAGGCGTCGCGGCCGGGGTGATCGCCTCAAGCGCGCCGGCTTCGGCCAGCGGCACGCGCACGACCTGATTCACGGCGGCGCGATCCGCATTGGTGTCGCGGCGAACTGCCGGGATGAAACCGACCATCTCGCGCGAGATGACGTTGAGCGCTTCGTACAGGGTGGGCACCAGGCCCGTCAGAGTGTTGGCCACGAGATGGCTCCTTCAGAAATGAAAAAGCCCGCTCATGGCGGGCTCGGGTTGCTTTGGGTCAGGTTCAGTCGACGACGCGCGTACCGGCCTTCATCACATCGAAGCGCCCTTGCGCATCGAGCGCATCGAACGCGGTGCGCGTCATCGTCTTGCCGCCACCGCCACCGGAGCCCGAACCGCCTGCGCCACCACCGGATGCGCTTGCAGGGAACCAGTGCGGGGCCTTGTCCTTCATGCTTTCCAGCCATTCGAGCGGGCCGAACGGTGTTTTGCCGTCCTTGCCCAGCACCGGCCGACCGTCATCGCCAAGCGCCACCGCCGCGCCGCTGTCGTCGAGCGAGAACATCGCCCGCCCACGGAACAGCGCGTCGTCGATCGCGTGCTGATGAATGCCGGCTTTCGCGGCTGCCGCGCGGATTTCGTTGTCGAGTACGCGCTGCTGAAATGCGGTTGCCCGCTTGCCGAACGCATCCGCCTCGGCTTTCGCCGCTGCAAGCTGGCTGTCGAAGTCGGCCTTCATCCGCTCGGTGCGCTTGGTCAGTACCGTATCGACCTGACCCTTCGCAATGAGCGCGGCCTCTTCGTCATCCGTGAACCGCTTCAGGATCGACCGGACTGCATCCGGGTCGATTCCGTCGAATCGCTGAAGATTCGTCTTGGCCTCCTTGAGGCTTCCGAGCAGTTCGGCATTCTTGGATTTCAGTCCGGCGACTGCGGCATTGACTGCGGCGTCGATCTTCGATTGCACGTCGTCACCACCACCGCCACCACCGCCACCATTGCCGGCGTCGTCGGGTTCGGGGCTGTGCAAGCGCGCGACAAGTCGTTGCTTCCAGATGGGCATGAAGGTGTGTCCCTTGGACGGTTGAAACTGGCCTTTGGCCGATGAAACGCCCCACTTGGCAGGGCGCAGAAACAACGAAGGCCAGCGCATCGGCTGGCCTTCTGGTGTTGGTGTGGTCGCGCGCTAGAGCAACACGACCCGCTCGCCGCGCATGAAGCACAGCGCGCACAGGTACTGCTTCGTCCCGCCGCTTGCGCGCCGGTTGCGGGCCATCAGCCCGATTCTTGTCTCGATCACCTCGCGCCCGCCGCACCGGTGGCAGTCGATCATACTGGCCGGCTTGGGCGCGGCGCGCGAACGCTTGCGCACCCGCTCGACTGGCGTGTCGGGCGCGGGTGTGCCGGGGATGACGTGCAGGCGCGGCGGCATGGGCCGCACATCCTACACCCCAGCCCGCCGGAACGCACCCGGATGGCGCTCGCGCAGTTGTTCCAGAGTCAGCGCCGCACCGCGATCGGTGTACAGCGCATCGAACGGCAGCTTTCCCTCGCGCATCAGCTTGCCGCGCGTCGGGCCGACAACCTCATCCTGCCGCTCTGCGCTCTGCTTCTTCAGCCAGTCGCCATAGCTCAGGTCCGCAGGCACCTGGCCGTCCATGCTCGCGCGTGTGGACTGTGGCCAATCCTCGCCGATGTCCAGCCCAGACAATTCGGCCAGCGACTTCAGCACCGCGACGCCAGACGACCGGCAGTTCCAGTGCAGCTTCCCGGGGCCACCTCCCCACGGGATCTTGTGACCGATCGGCTCGTGCCGCTCGGTGTTGCGGTACTGCTTGCCGTCGCGGATGCGGCAGCCGTCCGACGTGCGCCCATCGAGGGTGGATGACCACTTGATGGCCTTGATGATGTCGGCATTCTCGGCATGCGTGGCGTCGCGCACGTTGGCTGCAAGATGCTGGATCGCGGTGCGCACCACTGAACGCGCCTCCTCGCGGCTCGCATTCATGATGCCATCGCTGTACTGCGCCGCCCGAGTGCCGCGCACCTCGCGCACCATCTGATCAATGGTCTTGCCAGTGGTGAATCCGCTGCGGATCGTCTCGCGGATGCGCCACATGCGCCGCTCTTCAATGTGCTGCGCCCACTCGCGCAGCAATCGCCCCTGAAACGGCCGACTCATCGCGGCGGCATACACCTGCGCAGGCTCCACCCGCACGAACGACACCACAGCCGCAACGGGCTCAGGCACGGCAGCGCGCAGCATGTCCGCCTGCACGCCGGCTTCGACCTCCGCGAACCGCGCAAGCTCTTCGGTCAACTCGCGTTCGACCGCGCGGTAGGCCGCAAGGTTGACGGCGCGCACGCTCGACAGCACGAGTTCCAGCCGCTCGACGGTGAACGCCTCGCCATCCATCCGAGCAAGCGCGCCTTGAAGCGCAGCAGACAGGTCCGCATCCGCGCGATTCAGCACACCGATCATCCGGCGAACGACGTGCGTGCTGTACTGCGCGAGATCTACCTGATGGCTGATCGTGGCGTCGCGCAGCGCCTCATTGGCCGTTGGCATCGATGACACCAAGCGCCGGACCCTGCTCGGCAATGCGCTCGCGCTCGTCGTCGAACGTCACGCCAGGCCCGAGGATGCTGCGCCGCTTGAACTCCTCGATCAGCGTCTGGTCGCTGATCTTGCCGGCAGTGTTGGCCGACAACAGAATCTGCGCGCTCGCTTCGGCCATCGTGCTGGCGCCATAGTCCTCGAACAGCTTCGCGTGCCCGCCTTCACCAAGGCCAGACCAGTCGGCAAGCACCTGAAGCGCCGCGTCGATCGCGTCCTCGCATTGCCCGGCAATCTCCTGCAGCACGGACATGCCTACCGCGTTCTCGGTGCTGACCTGAGTGGCAGTCACCTGCCCCGGTCGGATTACCAGCATCTCAGCGCCGGCCTGTCGCATCTGCTCTTCGAGCGCAACCAGTTCGTCACGGCCGATCTTCACCGACTCGGCCGAGCCCTGCGCGATCTGGATCGACGCACTCGGCGGCAGGCGAAGAAAGTAGTCCGCGCCGATTGTCAGCTCAGTATCGGGGTCCGCCCCGACGATCGCGGCAATGCGCACCCGCGCGAACCGCACGGACCGCTGCTGGTCGCTGCTGTCCTGCCAGTGCTGAACGTTCATGTGCGCCAGGTGCATCAGCGGCGGATCGCCCAGCATGAAGCCAACGCGCTTGCCATAGATGGGCACGAACGGCACATAGGGCAGCGAAGTCGCACCCTCCTCATGCACCGCCCAATCGCCGCCCTTGTCGGGCCTGCGCCACGTCTGCCAGCGCCCTGGTTCGAGCACGCGCACCTGCTGGATCTCGCGCTCGCCGAATGGGCCGTCGTCTTCGGTGACGGCCTCCATGACGCGCAGTTGCGACAGCGACAGGCCGCCATCGGTCTTGCGCGCGCGCCAGCCAAGAATCTGTGACTTGCGCACCATCACGAAGTAGGGTCGCAGGTTTGCGCGGATCTCGTCCGCACGGGTGCGAACACCATCAGCACGCGGGTAGTCAACCAGGATGCCGCACAGCCCTTCAGCCATCGCATGCGCGAACGCCTCGGCCGCGAACACGTGCAGATTGCGGCCCTGCATGTCGATGTTCTCCGACCATTCGCGGATCTTGTCCGGCGTGTCGTCGCCGATCGTGATGGAGCGCGAGAATGGCTTGCTGGCGAGCGTGGACACCGTGCGCGCATAGGCCGGGAACAACACGGCCGAATCAATGCGATCTCGGTGCGCCTTCAGGTCTTCCGCAGGCCAGCGCGGCAGGTACTTCTCGCCGGCCTCGCGCATCGCACGGGTGCCGCCCATCAGCGCGCGGACAAGTTCCAGGTCTGCGGACTGCGCGGCAATGGCGGCGGATGGCGTGGCTACGGTGGACATGGGCTCCGGTTCGGCTTGCCGCCGGCCAGAGCCTGCGGCGTGGTCAGTAGGTCAGGGCCGCAACCGCCGCAGTGCGGCGCACGACCGGGAATCGGGTCACGAGAAAGTAGCCGAGCGCATCGACCGGGTGATCGAATCCGGTCGCCTTGTCGGGCTCTCCATTGGCGTCATACGCCTGCTGTTCGAGCGCCTCGGTCAGCTTCGGGCAGCGGTCGACATTCAGCCGCCATCGCCGCACGCCATCTGCGTTCAGGATCTGCGCATTGACCGACAGCACGCGATCTCGCACGCGCGGGTTCTGCGTGTCTGCACGAATGGCGAACTTGGCGCTTCGCAGGATCGACAGGTCAGATTCGCTCGCGTTCTTGCTGCTGGTGTTCTGCCCGCTCGCGTCCGGGTAGATCGTCACCGGATGCGGCTGGTCGCGTTGCACGTACCGCTCGGCTAGCAGCCGCGCCATCGTCGGAGTGTCACGTACGCCCGTGAACTCAGCGACAGTGATTGGCCGATCTTCGCGGATCACCGACACCACGGCTGTCATATTCAGCACGTTGAAGTCCATGCCGATATGCAGCGCCTCGCCGGGCCGCTCAATCTCGGCGACGTGATTTGCGCGCCGGTCGAAGTTCGGATAGACAGCGCCGCTCGTGAGGTTCACGAACTTGCCGTTCAGGTACGCATCGATCAACTGCGGCGGATAGCTTGCGCGCAGACTCTCGATGTACCCCTCTGGCAGGTTCGCTTCGTTGTCGTAGGTGCTGGCCTGCACCAGGCCATAGAGACTTGACAGCGACGGCTTGTCGCGCAGAGCCTTCACCCACTGCTGATAGACGAACCGGAAGCCCTCTGGCGTCGTCGTCACGTCCACGCCATTGCGCAGGCCGGGCGTGTTGTACCGCATGCGGGCGATTATCTTGCGCCACGCGGTTGCCGCCTTCGCCGGCAACATCAGGTCAAGTTCGTCGGCCAGTGCGTGACCGATCTTGAATCCAACGATGTCGCCAGGGCGCTCCATCGATCGACACAGAATCGTGGCGCGGTAGGTGCGGCCGCTGAACAAGTGAACTTCCTTGTTCGCTTCCTTGATGTCGCAGCGTAGCCCCCATTCGTGGGCCACCTCATCGATCGTCGGAAAGAAGATGTCGCGGATCTGCGGATACGTCGGCGCGAAGTACCCTGCGTTCACGCGCGGCCAGCGCCACGCATGTGCGCACAGACCCGCCGACCCTACCCAGGTCTTGCCGCTCCCGAACCCCGCGACAAACGCGCGGAACTTGTGATCGAGCGAGAGGAATTCACCCTGCGGCCGGTTCAGACTCGGGGCGATCGTCATCACGCACTCGCGCGTCGCGCACGCTCACCTCGATCTTGACCGGCTGCGGCGCGTCGACATCTCCATCGGCGACCGGCTTGTCGCGCCATTTCGCAGGCTGTCGATTGCGCAGCCACATGCTTGCAGCCTGCGTATCTGGCGGGTAGTGCTCGGTATAGGGCACTTCGATCGGCACACCGTCGTACTGCATGATCCGCACAGCCGGATGGCTGTAGCCTAGCGCGCGCTGGTACAAACTGCGCGCAACTTCAGCGTCTGCATCGATCTTCCCGCGCGTAAGAGCCTCAAGAAAACTTGGGTGCGCCTTCTTCCATGCGCATAGTGTTTGCTGCGTCGTCCCGAACACTGCCGCGATCTCAACGTCGGTCGCGCCAAGAAGACACAGCTTGTAGGCACGATCGTCGTACAGCGGATCGTACTTGGTCGGGCGGCCGGGGAGCATCTTGCGCTTCGCCTGCGCCGCGCGCTTGCGAGTCGCCATCTTCACCCCCGAAAAGCAAAAAACCCGCACTCGGCGGGCTGTTTGCGGGCGCACCTCTCCCGCAGGTGGAATCTAAGCATATAGCCCCCTCGCTGTCAACAGTCGGCGCAGCACGATTTTCGCTGCCGCGATCTGCCCGGCAGTCTCGACCGCCGAACACCCTGGAATCCGCCACACCACGGCCCCGCACTCGCGGTTGCGCGCGTCCACGCGGATGGCGCGCTCATGCGCCATGTCCAGCGAATCGAACGCGCCCTGAAGGCACTGGATTGCGAATCGGTCACTGGCCTCGCTGCTCGTCTCGTGCAGCTCCTGGTACTGGCGCGACGATCTGGATTGCGCGGTGCCGCTGGCCCTGCTCGGGTATCCGATCGGCGGGCGGTCGTGCATTTCCCATCGCAGGTACAGGTCGATCAGGTCATCCAAGTCGGTCATGGCGCTGGTTCGCTCCGGCGTGCAGATGGTCATTTCCCGTCATCCTCGTATCGAGTCTCCAGCGCCCGCACGCGCTCGCCAAGCGCCTCGATAAGCGCACGCATGCGGTCCAGTTCCTGCGCCACCTCGAGCAGCGCCTCGCGTGCCTGGTCGTCGCTCATACCCGCTTCACCACGAATTCGAGCCTCGGCTGAACCGGCGTGATCGGCAACAAGCGCCCTGGCTCGGCCGCCCACACGCTACCGTCGAGCGCCTGGACGATGACGTGCGCTGGCGCGTGGAGCGCTACTTGTGCGCTCGTGCCGTTGCGCCTGAGCATCGTCCCGTGCTGGCCGGAGAACTGCCCGCCGAGCATAGTGATCGGGTCGCCACGGTCGGGGATCGTCGGGTCTGGTGTTGGGGTCATGCGAATGCCTTGTGCCCATACGCACCGATAAGCGCCGCCTCAGCGCGGCCGTGATCCTTCACGCGCTGCCATTCGCCCGCCATGCTCGGCCAGCGCAGCGACGCCATTCCGCGCGCGTGGCCCTTGTCTGCTGACAGCCCGGCCGCGCGCTTCCATGCGCCCGGCGTCACGAACTGGACAGACACTCCGAGCGCGAGAAACGCAGCTTCGATTGCGCCGCATGAATGACCGAGGGAGAACATGGACGACACGCCTTGTCCGGGCATTGCCGCAACAGACTCAATGACTGCCATTTCCGCATCCGGTCCGAATCGCGCGCGCCAGTCGCGGACAAGCGCGGCCAGTCCCGCGGCGCACACCTTGCGTTTCGTCTTGCCGGTGCTTCCAGTGTCGCGCACCGGCATGTCACGCACTTCGCGCAGCTCGCCATTGATGAACACCGACAAAGCGCCGGTCAGCCCAGGGTCAACGCCGTACACGATCACGCCTCAGCCCTCCACATGCGCAGATCCGGCCCGCACGGCCCGTCGATCGATGACGCCAGAGTGCACGCGCACAGGAACCCGCCGACGTTGCGGCACTTCACGCACGTCGGCACGTAGTACCGCTCGCCCTTCGGCGTGCGCTTCTCTGCCGGCCATCGGTGCGCGCATGTCTCGCAACTCCTGCTCGTCGGTTCCCGGCTCATACTCGAATTCCTCGCAGGCCTGCACGCACCGTTCGTCGCGTAGCTGGCAAAACAGCACAAGGGCGGCATCCATCGCGGACCAGCGGCATGAATGGCAGGTGAAGGTCATTCGCCGAGCCTAAGAAGGTCCATCGTGCGCCCGTCCGAGGTGGGCACGAACTGCATCGCGCCCTTGTGGAACCAGAACGAAAACGACCCTTCCCATTCTCCGTTTCGCTGCTTGTCGCACGTCAGCAGCGCATCAGGCTCTCCGTGCCGCTTGTCGTCCTGCTCCTTGCCCTTGTTGCGCCAGACGAGCAGAACGTTGTCCACCTGGTCGGTAATCGACCCGCTGCCCTTCACATCGAACTTCGAGATCCGGTCGCGCTCGCTGCCCTGCTTCCTGACGTGGTGCACGAGGTGAATGTGCACATCGAGATCCCGGGCTAGCGCCGTAAGTTCGTCAACAAACGACTTCTGCGCGTTCATGTCGTCCTCTGCGCGGACGC